CCACCAGTCTATCAAAAAGGAGATATGGAAGTGAAGGAAGAGGAAAAGGATATATATAAAAATTATACAGTGAATTCAGGACCTATGTATACATCACAAGAAATACTGGGCAAATTAGGTAAGCCCAAGAGTATCCTTAAGAAACCTAGGAGACTAAGAATGCCGGAAGATGCTATTGTTTTTAGTGAACCGGGAACGGGTATATGCCACCCCATGAAAGCGTGCTTTGATGATGTGCTTCTGCCAGATAAAGTCGAAGTCCAGTGCCCTGAAAGCGAGCAACCAGTAACACGTCATAAGACAATCGCATTTATTCAGAAGGCACTGGAAGATTCCGCAGAAAAAATATGCCCATGGAGACTTGAGGATAATCCCATACGTGTCTCATATCCATGGTTGATTGACCTTGTGCCAAGGGTTATATTGAATGCCTACCCAGATATCTTGGAAGTTTCCCATCTCACCAAAACAACGATAAGAAACAGAAGGATAATAGCTTTAAGTCTTGTTGGATGTGGTGGTTTCAACATATTGAACGCAATGTGGAGAACGTTTATGGGACAACATGTGTTTTTCAATTTTATATTCACGTTCATGTTAGTCGCAGCACTCATTCATATGCACAATCAACACGCAGGTTTAGTCGCACATTATTATGTGTCGCGCAACTTACGCTGGAGTAATTTGTTAGCATTGAAGTGGATGCCTAGTTTAATGAAGAAGCGATTATCCGTATTATGGACCCTAGTATTTGTTGCAGGAGCACTCACATTAGTAAGGAGTATTGTCGCCAAGATCATAACGCCCATTCGAGAGGAGAAGTGTAAGAAGACAAAACCACCAGTACAAACACCCAATATTGATGGGGATTGTCAAGGTGGCATCGTATCAATACCCAATGCCAGGCCAGTGTGGGGAGGGGTGCAATGCGTCCCTATACTCAAATCAGAAGACCATAATATTACATTCACACAATTGTTTGGAGTTGTGAAGAAGAGCATGGCCACTATTGAATATACAACAGATGATGACAAATACTGCCAGTGCACAGCATTGATTCTTAAATCAGGTCTTATATTAGTCCCAACACATTTTATACCCAAGGTCCTCACAAGGATTACGATATATGTAGGATCACGGGAACATAGCGGTGGTATTATCAAGTGCATACTAGTAAGGAGCGATGGTTTTAAATTGAAGGACAGAGATTTGAGTATATACCATGTCCCCAATTTGGGTGATAGGAAAAATCTCGTACCACTTCTAGCAAAGGAGATGTCAACGGATACAGTCATTTGCAAATCCCTCTACAAGGATAAAGAGGGTGAACTTAAGGTCAATGATTTCTTTATTAAGGCAGAGTACAGAGAGGGACTGAGAGCGTCATATATCGATAAGTCTGAAGCATTTGACTCGAATGGATTTTGTTATATGCTTAAAGACAATACATTTATTGGGCTTTGTGGCATGATATTGATTTGCAATGCAAAAGTACCATATATACACAGTTACCACACTAGTGGGCGTGATAAATGTGGTGTCTCTCATATGGTGTGTGCTCGAGATATAGTGCAAGCGGAGAAATTTTTGTATGAGAACCAATGTGCCAGAATGAAACCAACGGACATTGGCGAATTTAATATAACGCGTGTCAAAGATTTCACGATGCAAGCACAACCTACGCAGAAATCCCCTTTGATGTTCTTAGACAAGGACACCTCCTTTGAGTACTATGGCACTATCAACACACCAGTAGTCAAATTCAAACATTCAGTGCATAAGACATTGATTCATGATTCTATAAATCAGGTGTTTGATACAGAGCCAAAAGTGGGTCCACCACCGAATGTGCCTACATGGCAACACCATCATGCGTGTATAATGAATACTACAGCTGCAAACATGGGCTTTCCTCAAACCTTGATTGAGCGAGCAACCAAGGATTATTTGGATGGAACACTCGATACTATGAGAGCGAGGGTGGATTTGAGGAAATTAAGTTTGGACCAAATCCTCAATGGTCAGGAAGGTGTCAGAGGCTTAGAACCGATGAATAAACGCACCTCTGCTGGGTTCCCATATTTCCAATCCAAGGCAAAATTATTCGGAGCCAGTGAAGGTGAACCTTTAACCATGACACCAGAGATATTGGCAGATTATAACACAAGTGAGCGAGCATGGTCCGAGAACAAACGATCATATGAGATATTTCATCAATCACTTAAGGATGAACCAGTAAAGAAGACTAAAACGGTTACTAGGACATTCCAGTGTTCAAATCTAAATTTAACAATTGCTCTAAGGAAATACTTTTTACCTTTAGTAACAGAATTAATTACGAAGCCAGATGTGTATGAATTGGCTGTCGGTTGTAATGCTGAAGGTCCCGAATGGCACGCTCTCATGTTGATAATTTCCAAATACGGTGATGACAGGATTGTTGCAGGTGACTACAAAAACTACGACCAGAGGATGAGTAGTCAAGTGATATGTGCAGCATTCAATATTTTGATTGAGTTTGCAGCAGCAGTTGGATACAATGACGAAGATTTATCGATGATGAGGGCAATAGCTACGGAAGTTATTTACCCGGTGATTCATATGAACGGCGATATTTTTAAGCTGTTCTCTTCTGTGACTTCTGGTAATAGTCTTACAACCATAATTAATTGCCTGTGTAATTCGTTGTTGCATCGCATGTGTTATTTTGGTTTAGCCCAGCGTTTTAAAATTGAGGTTCCCCCATTCAAAGTTGTATGTAGCCTTCTCACCTATGGTGATGATTGCGCCGATTCCGTACGACCAGGATTTGATTGGTTTGGACATACTAATAGACAAACATTTTTCAATGACTTCAATATAATATACACTATGGCAGAAAAAGACCAAGAGTCGCGTCCTTTCATATCTCTACATGAGCTAAGCTTTTTAAAAAGGAAACCTGTATACAACAGCGACACGGACTTGATGATGGCACCGCTAGATGAGTATTCCATATTTAAGAGCCTGCAATTCCTCACACGTAGTATTCTCACGCCAGAAGAAAGTGTAGGAGTCAACGCTGATAACGCATTGGCTGCATGGTTCCAACATGGACGAGTCATATATGAAACAAGATCCAAACTGCTAAGAGAAGTACTTATAAGGCATGATCTATACCACTTCTCAAAGTGGGCTGATAGGACATATGATGATTTCTTGAGAGAGTGGAAGAGTAAGTATCAAGAAGGAATGCCTGCTATCTGCCTGGAACACCCTGGGCGTAAAACACAAGAGTGTGATGACGGTATTGATTACGACGCGCTATTAGCAGTGAAGTTAGGCAATATGCTCGGCGCTTACCGTTGTGAAGCAATCTCGCCGGTCGAGATACCCCTATTGAGGGGAGGTGATGCTGACCACAATACTTCTAGCATATTCCAAGCCGGTACATGCTTGGGATCATGTGAATGTAACAATTTGTATCCGAAACAAAACAAAGACAAACATCGCATGATGAGTCCCGTACCAGTAATGGACGGAAAGGAAAGGACTCAGCTAGTTGGTGACGTAAATCTTAAAACGTCACGCCCGAAGATGGTAAAGCAAAGATCTCAAAAATCATTGTTTAAACCATTGACAAAAAACGATATCGACATGATCTTACTAGATGATGTTGATCAGTGCGGACCAGATTTTAGTGAAATCTCAGTCCCACCGGAGATCAGGAAACCCACGTTGGAAGAGATAAACGCAATGTATGCTCAATGGGTGAGAGATAATCACAACGCAACACCAATTCGCACCAACGCGACCGAGATTGCACACGATGAGCCAATGTATGACCCACCCGTTTTCGCGGCATACACGGAAGATAAACCATTTATATTCCAGGCTGGAACTGCGACGACAACACCAACTACACAGGCTACCACTAATGCAGGTACCGTCGTTTTTTCTGACACACCATCAAATGTTGTAAACATGGTGGAAGGAGTTATGGATGATACGCGTTACTTAGCTGCTAATGCTGCAGATGGTATGGCAGCTTTTTTGTCACGACCAGTACTGATTCAGACTGTAACTGTAGCTGTGGGTGCTAATACATATGTGGATTTTAATCCGTGGAAGAGGTTTATAGATAATAAGAGAGTAATTAATAGGCTTGTGAATTATAATAACTTAAGAGCCAAGTTGCACGTCAAATTTTTAATTAATGGTAACGGATTTTATTATGGAAAGCTTATAGCATCATACTTGCCTTTGAGAGCGAGCGATGGTCTGGAGCATAATCATGTCACTGCGTCCCCTGCGAACATTTGTTTAGCAACGCAGAGACCACATATATTTTTAGATCCGTGTATGAGTACGGGAGGACAATTAGATTTACCATTTTTCTTCTGGAAAGACGCTCTTAACATACCTGCAATGGACTGGGATCAAATGGGGCAGATATTCATTGAATCCATCAACCCCCTTAGAAATGCCAATGGCTCAACCGCTGATTTATCAATTACTGTGTTTGCCTGGATGTCTGAAGTTGTTCTTGATAGTCCAACATTGGTCGTACCTACAAATTTGATACCACAAGCCGGGGAATATAAGGAGCAGGATATCATTTCAAGACCTGCCTCTGTCATTTCCAATGCCGCAATAGCAATTTCTCCTATGTTGGGATCGCTATCTCCCTTTGCCATGGCAGTAGCTAATAGTGCAGGGATGGTCGCATCGATGGCTAAGGCATTTGGGTATAGTCGTCCCACGACAGTAGTACAACCCATGAAGATGATGCCACGTCACATATGCAATCTAGCAAATTATGATGTTGTAGATAATGGCACGAAGCTATCTTTGGATGTGAAGAACGAAGTGACAGTAGACACTCGAGTGATGGGTTTGGCGGGTAAGGAAGAAACTTCTTTCACATACTTAGCATCGATTAACAATTACTTGAGGAGTACGCAGTGGTTATCCACACAGATAACGGGGACCAAGTTGACTACAATACGTGCTTGGCCCCTTCACAGGGTGGCACATGGTACATTGGTTGCATCAGCATATCCTTCATACGCATTGCCTACTTTTGATTTTGCTTACTGGACAGGAACTTTTGTATTGAAAATCGAAGTGGTTGCATCTTCTTTTCATAAAGGTAGATTGCAAATAGTTTATGATCCCAACACTACAGACGCAGCACCAGAGTCGAACATACAACACACATACATCATGGATATTTCAGATACGAAGGAATTGGTTATAGATATTCCTTGGTCGCAGTCACGGACTTTTTTGAACACTCCTCCTACATGGCCTTCACAGTCATATACTGACACGGGTCTAGACATCGCAGGATCAAATGTGTTTGCAAATGGACAGATAGCTATTTATGTATTGAACGAGCTTACAGTCCCAAGTACGACGACTCAACCAATTGAAATTAATGTTTATGGAAGTTTTAAGGATGATTTTAAGGTGATGTGTCCAGAAAGATCTTATACTGATGCTGTGTTTAGGAATTTGACCACGCAAGCTGGAGCGATGGAAACTGACTGTGCGGAGGATTGCCAAATGCCGAATGATACGTCTGTTGAGTATTCAGCAGGAGGTGATCAAAGGAGCTCACAACAGTTGGCGGTGTATGCTGGAGAGAGTATAACCACATTTCGAGCACTATGGAAGAGACCACATTTGTTATATGTCCTTCCTAAGAATACAGTGGCTAATACACTCACCACATATTTCTTTCCATTGAGAGCAAAGCCTAGAGGCAACGTGCCCACGTTTACGAATTATAATCAGGTTACAAATTGTGGCTTGACTGTGGTAGCGTACGCCTATGCTGGATGGAGAGGATCAGTAAGATACAAGTGCGTGACTCAAGGACCAAGATCTCAAGTGTCATTCTATCCTAGTGTGTACGCAGGGTCAGGGTTTGGTGCTATTTCACGTGTTTTGAATTATGTGTATGGCACTACTACAACCGTTAATGATCTAGCGAGAGCTATGTTTTCTTTGGCAGCACCTAATAGGGCGAACAGGTGCCAGGAAATGCAGAACTCACAGCACCAACCAATGACTGAGGCAGAATACCCATATTATTCGCTTAACCGATTTTTCCCACACCGGAATTTAGGTTTTGAGTTACAAAGTGGTGAAAGATTGGTTAATATGGAAGTTATATCATATGAGTTAAGTGCAACGGGGCAGCATGAGGTATATGCAAGTACTGGAGAGGACTTCCAGGTTGGCTTTTTTACAGGCCTCCCTTTGTTAGCTACATTTAGTAGTCCTGCTCCTCCAGTTGCTGCATGACAGTGGTGGTGGGCCACACAAAAAATTGAGGTAGAATCCCTAGGTGAGGGATCCCCGCGTGAAGACGATAAACTAACCGTACGGTCGAGCGTACGTGCGCGAAAGGTAAGTAGCGCGTTTTCGAGGCGAATATTCAATATCATTGTGAA